TGGCGGGATTCCTGTCCCGCGCCGAATGAGCCCGGAGAAAACCCCGTGGGCATTGCGTCACGGAATGCGGACGATCCTCTCCCGTCTCCGTGCAACTATTTCTCAAACCCTGGCTATCTGGGCACTTCTACCGCTTCGAGCCTGGTGCAGTCTGCCCCGGGCGGAATGTACAGGACCGCAGGCCCCAGAGCTGGACACTCTTCCGGTCAGGCTCATCGACCGATGCCGACCGGCGGGCGCCGCCGAGAACAGACTCCGGGAAGAACCATCGTGCCGGCTGGGGGAGCGCGGCAACCGGAGTCCGAAGGCGGGCCGCTGGTGGTAACCCAGGGATTTCCCGGGAGGTAATAATAATGATGCTTAACTGTGACCTGACCTCGGCGCTTGAAGACGGCTCGATCGGCGGAGTGGTGATTGCGATTGTCTGGGCACTGTGGGCGTGGTATCAGCGCCACCACCTGAGCCCGAAGAAGTCGGCCTACGAGAAATGAGCTACAGCGGATCCCAGCAAGCCGACCTGATGCAGTCTGCCCTAGTGGGCAGCTACGAGTCATATTTGGAGTGGGAAGGCGCGTGGCTGGGGGATTCGTCGGAAGGCAGTATTAATATCCCCTGGCTCCTGGGTATCGCGCTGGCCGAAGGCAACGCATCGACAAAGGCTTTGGGCGAGATGGCTTGGACGTGGCCGGAACCCGAGTGGGGTTGGGACGCGACCGGCCCGGGGCAGGATACCCGCATACAGCAGTGGGTAGGAGGAGCAACCGGTGGCTGGATCCGGTCTTGGTGAAATCGTGAGAGCTTACTTTGAAGAGGATCTTCCAGACCACTGGTTCGAAATAGCCGATGAGATCGTGGGCTTACTCAAGGCACGCACCAAAGGGCCATCAGAGGGTTTCGCCATTCTGGAATTCATGCTGGAATGTTCGAGACTGGAGGCAATTGCTAAACCTTGGCTGGGAAAAACTCTACAGCAATCGCTAAAGCGATATCGAATGCCGACCAAGGATATGTAGTTGGTGATGGCTTTATCCGAGGTTTTGCTGGACGTCCAAAGTTTGTTCGTAGCGGACTTGACCGTAATGGGCGGATAGTTAACGAGTGGGAGATTGTAGACGACGACGAGTGGGGTGACTATGACCCTCGATCCAAAGTTTGTATTCGATTATCAAGGCCTCGGAAGGCGCTTGGGCCAGGATCCCGAGAACCCGAAGCTTGAGCGTTTCGATTTTGGCGATGAATGGCCGGCCCAGTCCGCCTTCGATCCCTTGACCCATCACGGCATCCACCTGCGGGAAGGGCTGGCGTTTGATGGCTATTGTCCGATTTGTACCGGGAGAGCGAGGTAACGTATGGCAGACGACAACATGGTTGGCGGACATCAGCGAGTCTCGCATCAGGATGGGCACCAGATTAATGAGTCGTATAAGGTTCCTTCGCCCACGGGAAAGCAGAACCTCTCTTACATGCATCCCCACCTGAAACCTCTGCCGCTTGAGGCGGCCTGGAAGTCGGTGGATAAGACCTTGTCGGAAGCGAATCGCCCCATCGGGCAGATGTCGCATTCAAAGACCGTCTTCCCCGTCAACCAGGAGAAGACTCGCGGAGCTCCGCCGCAGCCATCCTGGGCTCGAGCCACCCGCGCACCGTCTCATTCGCCCGCGCCGGGAGTCATACCCGGCCCGGTGAAACCAAGTACTTTTTGAGCCATGCTGTTGCCTTTCACGGACTCGCTTTGCCTGACGACTCCCTTCGATCCAGAGATGTCTTCGCTTGCAGACCGTCACTATTCGCGCCGTACCGTTGGAGCTCGCCAGTTTCTTTACAACGGTCGCAAGATTGTCATTCGCAACAATGAAGGCACCATCCTGTTCGGTTGGATGTGGCCGCAAGACACGATGCGTATGGATGATCAGACTGGCTACAACTGCGCCATCTTTCGCAACGAATCCGCTCGTCGGTCGAGCGATGTCATCCTTGAAGCCGAAGAGATTGCTTTTCGAAGATGGGGTATGAATCGGGTCTATACCTATATTAATCCTCGCAGGATTCAAAGCGTGAATCCCGGTTATTGCTTCAAGATGGCAGGCTGGGAATTTGTGCGAACCACCAAAAGCGGCTTACACTTGCTCGCCAAGGAGGCGATATGTCAGTAGCACCCGGAAACAAAACCCACGTTTTCCCTACCGTTCCCGCCAATTCCTCGGAAGGCCGCGAGAACCAGATCGTATCGAACACTCAGCGGCAGATGTTCAACGACCACTCGATCACTCATCCTGCCGCTACCCACGGTGGCGGGCAGAGGAATTCGATTGAGTACATGACCCACAACGCCGGCAAGACCAATCAGGAGTCTTATCGCTCGAACCTCTCACGCTCGCGCGAGTCGCATGACCGGGTAGCGGATCGATAAATGCCGAGGGTTAAGAGAACCAACTGGGGCAAGCCCAGGCGGATCGCCGATCCCGGGACAATCTCCGCCCGCCAGGATCACGATGGCAATCCCTTGCTCAATGCCCGCGGCCAACCTTACCGCCGCATGGGCAATGCCGGCGGATCGGTTCGCAAGACCATCACGCCCGATATGCCGCTGGGGAGTTTCGACCGACGTAAGCGAGCCCGGCCTGGCTCAACCTCCGCCGAAAAGGGCAAGCGTGACCTCTGGTTTCTCTGCTCCCGGGTCTTGTCGAGAGTCTATCCCGATCTGGTCGAATCGCTGCATAAGCCTTGGTGCGAGTTCTTTGTTAAGAAGGACCCTCTGCATTCCGTCTTGATTCAGGACTCGGTTAAGAATCGCATGCTGCTCGCGCCCCGCGGTCACTTCAAGACGACAATCAATCTCTGCGACATCATGCAATGGATGCTGGCCTTCCCTGATATCACGATTGTCTTATTCTCGGGCACCGAGCAGCTGACCGCCCGCATGGTTGACGAGGTCAAAGCCCACTTCCTGCAGAATGGCGAATTTCGCGAGATGTATAGGGAGTGGGTGCCGGATGAGAAAGTGTCGGAGTTTGGTGCCAAAGGTTCGTTCACTCTGCCGAATAGAAAGATGATCCGCCGCGAGCCCACGCTCTCGATTACCACTTTGAAGTCGACCCGTGCCGGCGCTCACTACGACGTCGAGAAGTTCGACGACGTGGTTACCGAGCAGAACTCGAAGACCAGTCAGCAGAACCAAGAAACCAGCCGCCAGTGGTCGACTACTCTGCCGCTCTTGAATCCTGGCGGATACCGCGATGTTATCGGAACTCTTTATACCTACGACTGCTTCTATGGCCCCATACTCGAGCGCGAACAGAAGCGCGCCCGGGTCGACAAGGTGGGCTGGAAGGTGATGCAGATGGGGGCATTGCGCTATGCCCCCGATCAGGATCTCTTTCGCCCGGATGCCATTCTCTTTCCTGAACGCTTCTGCGTCGACGAAAATGAGGATCCCGAGAAGCAGAATTTGCAGCAGATCTGGAGGGACGATCCCGAGCTCTTTGCCTCGCAGTACATGAACGACCCCATGGGTTTGGCCTCCGACCAATTTTCTCCTGCAAGACTCAAGGCTCACGTCATCGATCGCCGGGACATACCCTCGACGGTCAATCTCTATATGACGTGGGACCTTGCCTACTCAACCACCCAGCGTTCCGATTTCTCGGTCGGGGTGCTGGGTGGCTTCTCGCCCGATGGGAGTCTCTTCGTAGTTGACATGTGCCGCGGACGCTATCGCCCGGCGGAAGTCATCGAGCAGATCGTCCAGTCGTATCGCAAGTGGCCGGTCTGCCGGGTAGGCATTGAGAAGGATCAGGCGGCGCAGATGCTCGCTCCCGGGCTTGAGATGCGGCAGCGCCAGATGGGTTTGCATATTCCCGTCGACATGATCCCGGTCAAGCTCCAGGGCGTCCATCCCCAGCAGCAGATCCTGGCTCTCGGCCCCCTGCTCGAGCAGAACAAGTTGTGGTTCTCGCAATCCATGCAGGACAGGGACGAATGCTTTCGCGAGTTCTCCCGCTTCCCCAAATACGCGCACGATGACATCTGCCGTGCGGTATCTCTATTGTGCTTCTATCGTAATCACGGTTTTCGGCCCGAACTCTCTCCCGATCCTGAGCCCGTATACGTGGGCGGAGCTCAGGTATTTGGAGAGGGCGAAGGCGGAGCGGGAATCAATTGCGGGTGAAACAACAAGGGCGACCCGGCAGGTCGCCCTAGAAGGAATCTTCGATCAGTGAGCAAGCAAATAGTAGCACATGGCCATCATCTACGCACCCTTCGACGTAGCCAAAGAGCTTGATCCCTCCGATATCCCTATCGCGTACAACGAATTCCCTGAAGATGAGATGGCAGTTAACCTGGTGGTTCGCGATCTCAATTTGGCCGAGTATTACATTCTGGCCAAAGGCTTGACTGTCTCTTGGGATAAGGCCGACCGACTCTATCTCTTTAGAATGCCGCAAGCATTCTGGGAGGGGAGTTCAGTTCCGCGCGCTGCGCTCGGCGTGCCCTTGATATTTGAACACGTCGAATCCTTGATGCCGCAGATCATGTCGAGTCTGTTCAGTGATAACCCACCCTTCGACGTCACCGCCAAGGGAACCACCGAGCCTGAGGTGGCGCGCGCGGTCAGGAAACTCGAGGCGGCGCAGTTGACCGCCATGGGATTTCAGGAGCAGGTGCGCCTGGGGATTAAAGAGGCGCTCATCTATGGCACTGGAACCTGGAAGTACGGCTGGTGCGAGAAGGAAGGCCGGCGGCTGAAGTATGAGTACGCGGACGTGCCCGAAGTGCGCTCTGCCGGCATGGGCACGGTACTCTTACCGACGAAGAATTCCCGCAAGACCAAAGAAGTAGTCGAAGAGTATACCTGGCACGAGCCTTGGTTCGAGCGCATCCATATTCGCTTTTTATGTGTTGATCCGCAATTGCGAGAACCTGACATCAGGAAGGCGAACTACGTCATTCATAGGACGTATCCGAATCTTGAAGAGCTTGAGTCGTTGCGCAATCAGCCGGGATACAACCTGCCCAGTTACGAATTTCTGCAATCACTCTTTCGACCACCGCGAGAATCGCCAGAGAGAAGTCTGCTCGAAGGTCGTAGTACATCGAGCGTGCTCAATACGGGAATCTCAAGTCTTGACATCAATATGGAATTCCGCGCTATGCCGCGCTGGCAGGACGGCTCGCGCAATCCCAACCTGCAACCCTTGGAACTGTGCGAGTACACCACCGACACCCGGGTGATTTCGGTATTGAATAGGAAGCTCTGCATCAAGAATGACTCCAACCCTCTAAACAAGATCAACTATCTGTCGATCAATTTCGCCGATGTGATTGACTCCTGGTATGGGCTGGGGATCTCCACATTGTTAGCCGGTGAGCAGCGGTTGCAGCAGGGCATAATCAATTCCCGGCTTGACGATTTAGCCATTCGCTTGAGTGGCACCTTCATTCGCACTCGCGGAAGTAATACGCCGACGCAGCAGTTGAGACTTCGCCCCGGAGGGATTGTTGACACCGACGACGCCAAAGGCATTCAAATGATCCAGTACCCGCCCGCGATCGTCGATGCCTTCACTGAAGTCGAAGCCTCTGATTCACGAGCACAAAGACGTACTGGCGCGAATCAGCTCGTGACTCAGGGCACCGCGCCCTCAAGCGGTCAACTAGGCCGAACCTCGGCTGGAGTATCGACGGCGGTAGGAGCCTTGGGGGCGCGGATCGCTTACTGGATGGATCAGATCACCACTTTGATGTTCGTGCCGTTCTTGGAGGCCATGCACGAAATGAACTCGCTCTACCTGCCAGAGAAGGAGATTCGCGACTTCTTCGCGAAGGAACTCTCGGAAGGCTTGAGGTTTGATCCAGTCGACATCAAGAACTCGGACCTGCGCTTCGAAGTCCTGGCCGGCTCGAAGCTCCGCGCCCGCATGGCCATGCTGCAATTGGCTCCGCAATTGGTGCAGCTCTTGCAGCTGGCGCCCGTGCTCGATGCTATTTCCGATCAGAACAAGAAAGTCGACTGGGTGGAGATGATTCAAGTCTTGATCGACGCCACCGACTGGCCGGGAGCGCAGAAATTCATCATTGACATGACCGACGAGGATAAGCAGAAAATGCAGCAGAAGGCGCAGATGGCTCTCCAGCAATCGCAGATCGCGCAGAAGCACGCCGCCGCGATGGATGAGATCGAGCAGAAGGCGCGCGGGCAGGCGGGCGTACATATCGTGCGCGGCTTGATCGACCACATGGATCCGGTGAACCGCGCCCAGGCAATGAGTCAGATGCAGGAGATGTTTCAGACTCCCCAACCAGGAGGATTAGGTGGCCAAGATCAAGAAGCAGCCCAAGGGCCTGACCAAGCTTCAGCTGGTCAAACGCCCCAGCAAGGCTAGACCCAGTAAAGGAACCGGTAACTATAAT